AGGCCCGGCGGAGGAAAATATGAGCACGAAACGATTCGAAGTCGAGTCGCAATTTGCGCCCTTGCACGGCGGTAACGACGAAGCTGAGCTCGAGGATGAGATGGTGGACAACCCACTGACTCAAGCCGCGAAGAAGCAGATCGCAGCCGAAGAGGGTGGCGACGACTCAGAGCTGGACATCGACCACAAGTTCGAAGTCGAAGATGATCAGGACGAAGACGAGACCCCTGACGAGATCGACGACGAGGACGAAGAGGCCGAAGAGCAGGACGACGAAGAGCCCGAAGAGGAGGAGGACGAAGATTACTCCACCCGGGTGAAGAAGCGGATTGCACGTGAGAAGCGACGGTCCGACCGCCTGCAGGCCCAGCTCAGCGAGAACGAAGCACGTCTCGCGCGGCTGGAGTCACGATGGGAGGCCGAGGCCGACGAGAAGAAGCTCTCTGCAACCAGAGAGAAGATCGATCAGTCGCTGACGGATCTTCGTGCTCAGAAGCGTGAAGCCCTCGAGGAGGGTGACACCGACAAGCTGTTGGAGATCGACGAAAAGATCTTCGACCTGAGGGCCGACCTCCGCAATGCGGAGACGAAGGCCGAGGAAGCCCGCCGGAGACTGGATGAGTCCAGACGCACCGGCGAAGTCATCGATGGTATCGATCTGGGCAAGCTCACCAAGGAGGCGAGAAGCTGGATCGACGACCACCCGCAGTTCCGCACTGATGAGAAGTTCCGCCGGGCCGTACTGGCCGCGGATCAATACCTCACCGCGAAGGGCATGAACCACCAGTCGAAAGACTACTGGCAGAGGCTCGAGCGTGAGGTGTCCGAGGACTTCCCCCGCTACTTCAAGAAGAAGGCGACCGTGCGGCGCAAGCCGGTCTCCGCTACCGCTGGCTCCAAGGGCGCCACCGTGAGCGAGAAGTCCGAGCGCGCCCGGGGCAAGGTCCGGATCACCGCCGAAGACAAGCGGAACATGATCCGCTTCGGCTTCGACCCCCAGAACCGCGACCACCTGCGCGAGTGGGCGGCCGCAAAGCTGACCAGCTGAGGTACCGACGATGACGATGACAACTGAACAACGGAAGGCAGCTGCGGCCAAGGCCGCGGAGACCCGTCGACGGAACGCCGAATTCGAAGCGAAACAGGCGAACCAGACTGAAGACCCGCACGACGTGGATCACAGTCACGGGCCCAGCGATCACGGCGCTGCAGCGGCACACGACACTCCCCGAGAAGAGCATGTCGACTGGCGCAGGCCGTCGATGCTCGAGGCGCCGCCCCCGCGGCCCGGGTTCGTTCAGCGCTGGATCCGCACCGCGATTGGTGCGAGCGCTGACCCGAAGAACGTGAGCCAGCGCTTCCGTGAAGGATGGAAGCCTCGAAGCGCCGATACGGTGTCGAGAGGCTACACGCCACCGACCATCATGCACGGCAAGTACGGCGAGGTGATCGGTGTCGAAGGAAACATTTTGTGCGAGATGCCGATTCGCATGGCCCAGCAGCGGGAGGCCTTCTACAACAAGAAGGCGATCCAGCAGACGCAGGCTGTCGAGCAGGATGTCCACAAGGTGGAAAGGCCCGACCTGCCGATTACCGCAACGCGGAAGTCCACGGTCGGATTAATGAAGGGTCCCCGGACCCCGCGCGCTCAGGAAGAATGATATGACCTGAGGCGCGAGGACAAGGGGTAAGAACGGAGTAAAAGAGAATGGCAAATGTAGACCGTCCGAACGGCCTTACCCCGGTCCGCCACCTGAGTGGTGGGACGATCCGTGCCTCTGTGTATTCGATCGCTGCCGACTATGGCACGAAGATTCACAGCGGTTCGCTCGTGTCCCGTACCGGCACTGGCCGGAACATCGCTCTGTCTGATGCCGATGGCCCCGCGGTTGGCGTGTTCGCCGGCTGCGAGTACGTCGATGTCAACGGCGATGTCCAGTTCCGCCCCTACTGGCCGGCGCCCGGCGCCGTAGCCACGGGCACCACCGTCAAGGCTTTCGTCTTCGACGACCCGCAGATCGTGTTCGAAGTTCAGGCCAGCGCCGCCGTAGCGGAGGCCGATGTCGGCCAGACCGCTGACGTCGTGGTTGGCACGGGCAGCGATTCGACCGGGCGCTCGGCGACCGAGCTGAACAGCGCGGACATCAACGGCACGGATGGTCTCCTGACCATTCTTGGCCTGTCCGCCCGTCCTGACAACGCCTACGGCACCAACGCCAAGGTCGAAGTCGCCATCAAGCTGCACGAGCTCCGCTCGCTGGCAGCGGTCTAAAGGAGGCCTGAACCATGGCTATGAATCGTGCGAATTTTCGCAAGCAGCTGCAGGAAGGCCTGAACGCGGTCTTCGGGATGGAGTACAAGCGCTACCCGGAAGAGTGGCGCAAGCTCTTCGAGGTCGGCAATTCCAAGAAGGCCTACGAGGAAGACGTCCTCATGGCCGGTCTGGGTGCCGCTCAGGTCAAGGGCGAAGGCTCCGGCGTTGCCTACGACGAGGGCGCAGAAGCCTACGTGGCGCGCTATGTCCATGAGACGATCGCTCTGGCGTTCGCCATCACCGAAGAGGCCATCGAGGATGGTCTGTACGGTGAGCTCGGCGCCAAGTACGCTCGCGCTCTGGCTCGCTCCATGCAGCACACGAAGGAAGTCAAGGCGTCCAACGTCTACAACAACGGCTTCTCCGCTTCGTTCCCCGGCGGCGACGGCGTCGCCCTGTTCAGCACCGCGCACCCCCTGTGGGGCGGCGGCACTCTGAGCAACAAGCTGGCCACCCCGGCCGATCTGTCGGAGGCCGCCCTCGAGGAGGCCCTCATCCAGATCTCCGAGTGGACGGACGAGCGTGGCATTCCGATCGCTGCGCAGGCGAAGAGCCTGCACATCCCGACGGAGCTGCAGTTCATCGCGGAGCGCATCCTGATGTCGCCCTACCGGTCTGGCACCGGCGACAACGACATCAATGCCCTGAAGTCCAGCGGCGCACTGCCCGGCGGCGTCAACGTGAACCATCGGTTCACCGACCCCGACGCGTGGTTCATCCGCACGGACGTCCCCGACGGCCTGAAGGCCATGCAGCGCATCGCTATGAAGCGCGGCATCGAGGGCGACTTCGAGACGGGCAACATGCGGTACAAGGCTCGCGAGCGCTACAGCTTCGGCTGGAGTGACTGGCGCGGTGCCTTCGGCTCCGAGGGCTCCGGCTCCTAAGAAGAAGGGCTTTCAAGGCTCCTCAGCGCTGTGGCCACCGTGGCGTAAAACGGTGGCACCTTCAAAGCTCATTCTCACGAGTGGGCTTCGAAGGGCAAAGGATCGCTCCCATGGTGGGGGCGAAGGCTCGATAGGAGACAACCATGGCTCGTAACACTTTCTCTGGCTACATTCGTCAGCATGGCTCGCGTCGCAAGGGCGACGGCGCCAACCCCGCGCCGACCCCGGCCCCGGTTCCCTCGGCGCTGGTGTTCGAATTCGACCCGACCGCGGCCTCGGCCGGCACCGGCAAGATCCTTCCGAAGGGCGCGCGCGTCCTCGAGGTCCTGTACAACGGCGCGGCCACTGGTGGCGCGTCCCCGACGTTCGATATCGGCGTGACCGGCTCGGCCGCTGCGCTGGTGAACGAGGGCGACGCTGACGCCGGCGTGGGCCGGACCGTCGTGATGGGCGCGGCTCAGGCGGCTGACATCGAGATCGTCGCCGGCGTTGGCGCCTCGGCGGCCACCGGTGGCACGGTCACCGCGGCTGTCGTCTACGTGATGGACGATGACGGCGCTCTGAATAGCTAAGGGGGGCTTGATATGCCCTCAAGGCCGAACAAAGTAGCCGTTACCGGAGTCGGTAGCGCCATCATCCCGATGAACCGCTTCGACCACTACACCACGGTGTATGTCGAGGCGACCGGGACGGTGACTTGGACTCTTCAGTGGACGCTGGCGAATCTTCAGCGCGGTGAGACGCCCGTGTGGGCGGACTTCCCGGCGGGCGCAGTTGGGGGCACGGACGCTGACGGCAGCACGACCTTCAGCTTCCCCGTCATGGCGCTCAAGCTCGAGGTCACCTCGGGCGCCGGCACTGCTGAGGCAACGATCATTCAGGCTCCGTGAGGATGCCGATAGAGGAGTAGGCAGATGGCCAGCACTGGGACGTTCCTTTTCCATCCGGAGCTGGCGGAGCTTGTAGACGACGCGTTTGAGCAGGCCGGGATCGACCCGGCCAAGCTCGATCCTCGCCACCTGAAGTCCGCCGCCCGGAGCGCAGAGCTCATGATGGGCACGTGGTTCACCAAGGGGTGGACCCAGTGGCGCATCGAGTCCGCAACGCAGGCGCTCGCCGCCGGCGTGAACACGTTCAGCCTGCCGATCGGCGGGTGGGACATCTTCCACGCCATGATCGCGGTGGACGGGGAGGACGCAGCCACACCACTGCGCGCCATCTCCCGGACCGACTACAGCGCGCTCAACGACAAGACCCTCACTGGCCGACCTGACCGCTTCTTCGTGGACCGGTCCGGCTACCTTGGCGCGGATCCCCGCTCTGCGGTGACGGTCTACCTCGTGCCTGACAGGGCCTACAACGTCCAGTACTGGTACATCCGCCGGAGCGAGGACATCGGCAACCCCTCGAACACGCTGGACCTGCCGTGGCACTGGGGGGAGACCTTCACGGTCAACCTCGCCGCGCGGCTCGCCAAGAAGTTCGCCCCTGACCGGTTCTCCGGCCTCAGGCAGGAGGGGGAGATCATGCTGCGCGAGGCCATGACGGCTGAGCGCGAGCTGGCCGACCTGACGTTCAAGGTCTCCGCCGGCGGCAGCAGGGGGTACTGACCATGCCCGCCTCGTTCGCTCGAGGTTCCAAGGCTTGGGGCCACTGCCAGCGCTGCGGGTTCCGGTACCTGCTGAATGAGCTGGTGGCGGACGGGCAGATCTCCGGTCTGCGTGTGTGCGAAGAGTGCTACGACCCGAAGCACCCGCAGGAGCGTGTGCCGCCGCTGACTGACCGTATGGCCCTGCGTCACGCGACGGGTGACATGGACGCCGCTGCATCTCGCGAGCTCCCGGCGGAAATCACGCTGGCATGGAGCGAGGAGTCGATTATCGCGGTGGATGGCACAGCCGACGTCTCCTACACGAACGCCACCGCCCCCATCGCTCTGTCTGTCCACTTCGTGGGTGATAGCGGCGGGCTGACGGTCAGCTTTGACGGCACGACTGCGACGGTCGGCGCCGGCACCGCGGTCCCGGGGGATGTCACTGCCACGCTGCGCGCAACGATTCTGGATGCGGACGGCAAGACCAAGACCGCAGACCTCCCGGTTGCAGTGACGATTGAAGAGCCCGTGAATGTGCAGATAACTGTTCTGAACGTATCTGAGGACCCCAATACAGACCAGATCTTCCTGCGCTCCAACGGCAGCCCGAATGGCATGGTGCCGGGAGAAGACTTCCCGCCGTTCGACCTCGTAGCCCCTACTTTCCAAGACCTGTTCCCCGTGTGGAACCCCGGGATCCCACTCATTCCTGAAGACACAAACTACGACGAGATGTACATCGTTACCGGGCTCTTTGGCGTTACGACGTTTCGTGCAGAGGTCGAGTTGCGCGGGCTCACCGGAGGGGAGACTATCGATTGGGTCGTGAATGACGGCAGCAGCGCCCACGTCGTACTCGCTACGTTCGACGCTCTCGGCGCAGAGAACCAACCGTCCGTCGTTTTCACCTTGACCGCTGACCCCGGAGAGATATTCGGCGCCCCCCGTACTGGGGAGATTCAGGTTATCGCGACCGTCGACGGAACTCCGCACACGGCAACCATTTACTTTGGCTTCACATTGGCGGGCTTCTAATGAACTTCATGTCACCGAGAATAAACAGAGTGCTGGTTTCCGGGGTTGACTCCAAGGTCATCCCGGTCAACCAGTACATGCGCAACACGATCGTGCAGATCGGCGTTTCAGGCACGGCAACGTGGCGTGTGCGCTGGACCGCGGCGAACGTCATGCGGGGCGAGACGCCAGTGTGGGCAGATCCGCCTTCTGGAGAGGCCACCGGCACCGGCACTGGTGTGGTCACGTTCTCCTCGCCCGTGCGCGCGCTGCTGATCGAGATCACCGCCGGCGACGGAGCGATCACTGCCTACATCGGCCAGCAGGCCAAGGGAGGGTTCGGGGAGAGCGAGGCATCATTTGTGGCTGCGCCGTGGGTGTCCATAACCAAGACACACTCAGCTACTACCGCAACCTCTCATTCTTTCAATTTGCCCGCCATGGTGAACGCTGGCGATCTTCTGGTCGCCGTGACGTCAGCTTCAAACAGCGAGGCGTCTGGGTTTGCTGGGTGGACGCAGCATGCGTCCAACCTTATCGGAGCCCCCGGGCATCCCAGAGTGTCAATACATTCTCTTATCGCAACCGGAACAGAGGGCGGCGGGAGCGTCGCATTCACAACCGGGTCAGCGTGTGGCCCGGCTACTTTCGTCTTCAGGTTCGAAGCGGGTACGTTTGATGCGTCAGACCCTGTTCTTGTTTCTACGGCAACTGGGTCTACGAGCGACACCCACTCTCCTCCCAACCTCGCGTTCCCATGGGGGCAAGGCGGAACATTTGCAATGGCGCTTCTTGCTACAGAAAGCGACATCTTGATCGAGGGGTTCTTGGAATATCCGTATGCTGATTACCAAGACGTGTCAACTAGCACCGGGGGAACCGGGTACACATCTCTGGCAACGGCTGGTGTGCTAGAACAAAATGCGACAGCGGAGCCCGGGGACTTTATAACCGGCGCAAGAAACAGGGACTCGACGTCTATCACTGTCGCGATCAAGCCAGCAAACTCGCCGTAACGGAGAACAAGAATGTACACCTACGCAACATTCATCGCTGACCTTCAGGCCGTCACCTCGGACAACGATTCCGAGTTCGTGGCTGAGCTTCCGCTCATCGTCAAGCGCGCCGAGGCCCGCCTGCTGCGCGATCTGGATCTCGAGCTCTTCGAGCAGATCGACAACAGCGTGTCGACCACGAGTGGCAGCCGGTCTGTGACCAAGCCCGCTGGGACCGTCATGGTCTCGAACCTCTGGTACACGGATGCCGAGGGCGCCCGCCGGCTGGTCGAGGAGAGGGGCTACGGCTACTGCCTCGCCTACGCCCCGGACGAGACCGACGACACCGGTGTGCCGAAGTACTACGCCGAGCTGGAGAACAATCTCTACCTGTCCCCGACCCCGGCGGCCGTGCTTGCCTTGCGGATGAAGCTGATCAAGCGCCCGGACGGGCTGAGTGTTTCGAACGCCAACTCGTGGCTTGGCGACAACATGGGCGACATCCTGCTGCAGGCGGGTCTCATTGAGTCGTGGCAATTCCTGAAGAATGGCGAGAAAATGAACGAAGCGGCCACGATGTACGCCTCCCTTCTGCCACAGGCGAAGGCAGAGGTGAGCAAGCTGACCCGCAGAACATACGCCGGTCTCGGCATGGCGCCGACGCCTAACCAAGGGGGTAAGGGCTAATGCCTAGCACATATACCGACAAGCTCCGCCTCGAGAAGCAGGCGGATGGCGAAAACGAAAACACGTGGGGGCAGATTGTCAACCGCGTGTTCGACCTCATCGAGCAGTCAATTGCCGGCATCCAGTCGGTCGTGCTTGCATCCGCCGACGTCACGCTGACCGCCACTAACGGCCAGCTGGATCAGGCGCGCAACATGATCCTGAACTGCACCGGCACGCTGAGCGACAACGTCAACGTGATCATCCCGGCGAAGGGCAAGGTCTACATCGTCCTGAACGACACCAGCGGCTCCTACACGGTGACCGTGAAGACGGCCTCAGGCACCGGCGTGGTCGTGCCGCAGGGCACCATGCAGGTGGTCATGTGCGATGGCACCGACTGCTACCTGACGACTGTGAGCGAGGCGCTCAACGCCACGACCCTGAACAGCGTCGCCGCGTCCACCTACGCGCGCAAGGATCAGGGCCTGCCAACGGACCAGATCTTCACCAAGGCGCAGGGTACCCAGCGCGCCACGCTCTCGAGCACAGCGGCCTCCGTGGCCGTCGACGCCAGCCTGTCGAACAGCTTCAAGCTGACGCTGACAGAGAACACCACGCTGGCCAACCCGACCGGGTCCCCGGTTAGCGGGCAGACCATCCGGATCCTCGTGAAGCAGGATGGCACGGGCGGTCGCACTCTGGCATACGGCTCGAAGTACAAGTTCCCCGGTGGAACCGCCCCGACCATCACGGCGGCCGCCGGGTCGATCGACTACCTCGGCTTCGAGTACGACGCCGACGACGACATCTGGATCGGAAACATTCTGCAGGACCTGAGCTGATGCCGTGGAACCCCGCCATACCGATGATGATTGCCGCCGCTGGCCCGTCCAGAGAGGCGATCTACATCACGGTCGACGCCAACCAGCAGGACTATGACCTGTTCGCCGCAGCCGGCTCCCCGGCCGGGCCGGTTGATGTCTACCTGACGGTGAATGGCGGGGTCTTCGTGGACACCATGACGGTGTCCGGGTTCGAGTCCAGCTCCATCGTCTACGCCACCTTCAACGGCACCGGCCGGGGCAGGGGCGGCGCCGGCAACGCCGGGGGTGACGCAGAGGGCAGCGGTGGCGGCCCGGTCGCGGCCAACGGGCTCGCTGGAGCCGCTGGCGGCAACGCGATCACTGTCGATGGGATCCCGATGTTTATCAACCTCGATTCTGGCAATGTCTGGGGAGGCGGCGGTGGCGGTGGTGGCGGTGGCGCGGCTGCCGACAATGATGGCTCCTGCGGCGCTGGCGGCGGCGGTGGCGGTGGCCAAGGATGGAACGGAGCCCTCGGCGGGGCCGGCGGAGACGCGATCACGGGCGTTGGGAACGACGGTGCGGCCGGAGACCCCGGAACGGCGTCGGCGGCAGGCGCTGGCGGCGCTGGCGGCACTCAGGGGAACTCAGAGGGCGCTGACGGCGGTGTCGGCGGTGGCTGGGGTCAGGCTGGCTCTGGCGGTGGCACGGGCGTTGTGAGCACTCTGGGGGCCGTAGGGACCGGCGGAGCTGGCGGGGCGGCCGGCGCGGCGATCCGCGCTACCGGCGGCGCGTCTATCACGCTCACCGGCGGCAAGTC